GATGCTGGCATGGCAGGCACGTCTCGATGCCGTGGCAGCGAACGCGACGAAACCTCGCCGCAGTCGCAAGCTGACCCGCTACTAGGAGGCCGAGTGGATCACGCCCCAGGCTCGCCGTTGTGGTGGGTGGAACGCCTGTCTCAGCGACTCGTGGACAAGACCAACGCGCTGAAACTGCTCAACGACTATGCCACCGGGAACCATCCCCTTCCCGAAGGCGATCAGCGGGCGCGCGACTTGTTCAAGTCGTTCCAGCGCAAGGCGCGCACCAACTACTGCGGCCTCGTCGTGTCCAGCGTCAACGAACGCCTCCACGTTGAAGGCGTACGCGCTGGCGGTTCCGGCTCGAGTTCAACCGACGCCGACTCGTGGAACGTGTGGCAGCGCAACCATCTCGACGCCGACTCGGAGCTGGTGCATGACTGCGCGTTGACGCTGCGTGAAGCGTTCGTGATCGTGGGCGCCCCCGACGGCGAGGCGGTGACGTCGATCGAATCACCGTTCGACGTGGTCGCTGAACCTGACCCGCTCAACCGCCGCATGTTGCGCGCGGCCCTGAAACTGTGGAACGACGACCTGCACGCCGAACGGCGCGCGGTGCTGTTCCTCCCCGATTCGATTCACTACGCGGTCGCGCCTCAACCTTCGGGCACGTTCGACCGGCTGCGCTGGCATGAGACTGCCGACGACTTCACAAGCGAACCTGACACGTATCCGAACCCGCTGGGTCGCGTGCCCGTGGTGCGGTTCGTGAACCGGCCCACGATCCACGGCGAAGGCCGCTCCGAGTTCGAGGACGCCCTGGACGTCCAAGACCGAATCAACAACGTCGTGCTAGACCGACTCGTGATCGCCAAACTTCAGGCATACCGTCAACGCTGGATTAAGGGGATGCCGAGCGAGGACGAGGACGGCAACCCGCTCGATCTGCCGTTCGTCCCAGGCGTGGACATGCTGTGGTCGGTGGACGCCGACCCGAGCGAGGTCGAGTTCGGCGAGTTCTCCCAAGTCGATCTGCGCCCGCTACTCGAATCGGCACGCGACGACGTGACCGCGTTCGTGACCCTCACAGGGCTACCCCCGCACTACGTCGCCGGTGACCTCGTCAACGCTTCCGCCGATGCCCTCGCCGCCGCCGAAGCCCGACTCGTGGCGAAGGTGCGCTCCCGGATGCGCTCGTTCGAGGAATCGTGGGAGCAGGTGCTGGAGCTGGCGGCGCTGTGGGAAGGCCGCGAACTACCCGCCGACTCCGAAATCGTGTGGGCCGACCCGGAACGCAAGACGGACGCACAGCTCGCCGACGCCGCAGTGAAGAAGCAGGCCGCAGGCGTGCCGTGGCGTCAACGCATGGAGGACCTCCACTATTCGCCGCCGCAAGTGGAACGTATGGAAGTGGAACGCGCCACCGATTCGCTGCTGTCCACGCTGACCCCGCCACCGCCAGATGCCGCCCCTGCTCAGTAGCAAGCTGGTACGCGCGCACACCGCGTACCGCGACTCCACACAGTCGATCCGTCAACGCACCCAGGGGGTGCTGCGCCAGTCCTGGCTCGACCTTCCCGACTACCGTGACGGCAACGTCGAAGCGTTCGCCACGCAGGCGGCACGTGTCGTCAGGGCAGGCCAACGCGCCACCGCCACACTGACTGCCGCGTTCACCGAACAGGCGGCACGCGAGACGACAGGCATCACACGGCGCGGCGTCTACGACTTGTCACGCCTCGACCAGCTCCGCGAAGGCGTCGATCCCGTCGAGGAATATCTGCGACCCGGCCACCAGCTCTGGTACGAGCTGTCCATAGGTGTCGCGTTCGCTGCCGCGGTTGAACACGGACTGACCCGCGCCATGACGTTGTCGGCCACCGACTTGCAGCTCGCCAAGACCGATGCCGCGTTCTCGTCGTTCCAACAAGACGACCGTGTCCTCGCGTACGAGCGGCAGGCAGGCGACAACCCGTGCGACTTGTGTTCGCTGGCTGAGGGCCAAATCTCGAAGGCCGACGAGGTCATGCCGATCCACGACAACTGTGCGTGCGACGCCATCCCCATCTTCGACCCCGACGTCGCAGCCGCCGCCAAGTCGATCGACGAGGTGCAGGCCGTGGCTGACGCACCCGCCGACGCACGTGTCGCGTTCGCCGACTCCCGACTCCCCTCGGACGGCGCGCCGCTACCTGATCACGTGAGCGCCCAGCGGGAAAAGAACTTGCAGATCACAGCGAAGTGGAGCGACCGCTACCGCTAACAAGACCGCCGACCGGCAAGGTCGGGAAACAACCCGCCATGGGAGACACGCATGGAAACGCAAGAAGCAGCAGCACCGGAAACAGTCAGCGACACGCTGGAAACGCCACCACCGTCCGAACCCGCGCCAGTGGACACCGACTGGCAGGCAGAAGCGAACAAGTGGAAAGCGGCGGCACGTAAGCACGAAGATCGCGCCAAAGCCAACTTCCAGGCCGCTAAGGAACTGGAAACACTGAAAGAGTCGCAGCTCTCCGACACCGACAAAGCGGTGAAGGAAGCCGAGGCGCGTGGACAAGCCGCCGCCATCGCACAGTTCGGGCAGAAGATCGCCGCTGCTGAACTCAAAGCCGCACTAGCGGGCCTCATTCCCGACCCGGCAGGGGTCATCGAGGACCTCAACCTCGCCAAGTTCGTCACCGACACCGGAGACGTAGACGTCGAGGCCGTCGCCGCACTACGGGAAAAGTACGCGCTACTCGCCCCCGCGAAGAACGCACCCGCTCCCAACCTTCACCAGGGCCGACAAGGCCCACCCGTTCAAGGTCAGATAACTCGAGCCGAACTCGAACGCATGACCCCCGACGAAATAACCGCGGCCATGGCGCAAGGACGCCTGGACGAAATACGCGGGATCAAGCATTAACTAACCAGGAAGGACGCCACTCATGGCTGTAACAAACTTCATTCCCGAAATCTGGAACGCGCAACTGCTGTCCAGCCTGAAGAAGTCTCTGATTTTCGGAGGCCCAGGCGTCGCTAACCGCAACTACGAGGGAAACATCTCGGCGGTCGGCGACACGGTCAAGATCACTTCGATCAGCCGTCCCACCGTGGGCACGTACACGAAGAACAGCACCACGATCACGCCGGAGAACCTGACCGACGCGCAGCGCTCACTGTTGATCGACCAGAGCAAGTACTTCGCGTTCGAGATTGACGACATTGACCTTCGCCAGTCCGCGAACGGTGGGGCGCTCATGGCGGAGGCTGCCACCGAGGCCGCCTACGCGCTCGCCGACACGACCGATCAGTACATTGCTGGCCTCTACACCGGTGTGGATTCGGCGAACGCGATCAGCACCACGCCGATCACGACCGGCGACCTCGCATACACCAACCTGATCAGCCTCAAGGTGAAGCTCGACAATGCGAACGTGCCCACGGAGGGCCGCTACGTCATCGTGCCGCCATGGTTCCACGGCTTGCTGCTCAACAATGACAAGTTCGCCCGCGCGGACGCGTCAGGTACCACCGAGGGTCTGCGTAACGGCCACGTTGGTCGCGCTGTCGGATTCGACATTCTGGTGTCGAACAACTGCGTGAACGTGACCGGCGACGACTGGATCGTCCAGGCGGGTCACCCGATGGCTCTGACGTACGCCGAGCAGATCAGCAACACCGAGGCGTACCGCCCAGAGTCGGCCTTCTCCGATGCGTTGAAGGGCCTACACCTGTACGGCGCGAAGCTTGTCCGCCCAACTGCGATCGCCACGCTCACCGCGTCGATCACATAACCCCCGCCACCTAGCCGCGCCGCCTCAACCGTGGCGCGGCTAGGTGCACCCCCACTTCCACACTTACCCCCGCACCCCTCGTAAGGAGTCACACCATGGCACGTACCGCGATCACCATTAACGCGATCAGCGTTAACACCGCATTGGCGAACCCGACCGACACCACCGCCGACGCCACGAACAGCCACGTCCTCACCCCGACGCGGCCGCTGGGCAAGATTCTGCTCCGCGTTACGCACACCGCATCGGGCGCTAAGAACTTCACGGTGAAGGCTGGCGACAACCCGCCCGCCATCGCCGCAGGCCAGGGCGACTTCGTGACCAGCTTCGCGGCTGGCAACGTCACCCCCGTCGTCAAGTTCTTCGTCTTGTCATCGGATCGCTTCCAGCAAGATGACGGCACGATCAACATTGACCTAGAGTCCGGTTTCACCGGAACCATTGGCGCCTTCTCGATGCCAGCAGGCGTCTAGTCGTGGCGCTGTATCGGGGCCAGGGCGGCGCAGAGTTCGAGATTGAACCGCCACGCGAAGGGTCGATGGCTCGGGAAAGTTTCGACGCGCAGGTCGCGTCGGGCCAGCTCGTGCTCGTTGAGCCTGCACCTAAGGCGCCCAAGCCTGCACCGAAGGCGCCGAAGCCAGACCTGGCAGAAAAGAAGTAGCACATGACTGCCCTGGCCACCGTGAGCGACGTTCAGGCGCGGCTGTCCCGCACCCTAACGAGCGAGGAAGCGGCGCGGGTGTCTGCGTTACTGGATGACGCCTCCGCAGCGGTACGCGCGTTCACAGGGCAGGACGTAGTACGTGGTGAGTCCACGGACAGGCTGGCGGTTCGCAAGATCAACCGCCGCCTGTTCGTGGTGCTCCCGCAACGCCCCACGAACGACGTGTCCACCGTCGTTGACATTAACGGCAACACCGTCACGTTCGAGTGGGACGGGCGGGCACGTGTCGAGCTGACAGGACGCAACGGAACCACCTTCGCCGATGACCTCGACGAAGAGCTCCGCTACGTGGACGTGACATACGACCACGGCTACGACGACGACAACGATCCGCGCGGGCGCCTCGACGCCGTGGCGGGAGTGGTCGCGAACGTGGCTGCTCGGGCGTTCGGCACACCCGCCGACGAGACAGGCAAGACGTCGGAAACGATCAGCCAATACTCGTACCAGGTGGGGTCGGCTGCGGCGTCGGGAGGCTTCGGGCTGCTGGCGACGGAGAAGCGGATGCTGGCGGGACTGTTCAGCACACGACGCGGCGGGACGATCCCGCTGTGAGCCTCGCAGGGTTGCTCCGGCAGACAGTGACGGCGTACCCGCCAGCGAGTAAAGACGTGTACGGCAAAGCGACGTTCTCGACGGGTGTCGAATACGCGGCACGTGTTGAACCGGCCACCGAGCTGCTGCGTGACCCGTCGGGTAAGGAAGTCACGGTCACCGCGAACGTGATCCTCTCCGGCGAACCCACGATCGACACGACCTACAAGATCGAACTCCCCGACGGGTCCACACCGGTCATCGTTGGGGTGGAGCGCAACATTGACGGGCAGGGCCGCACCCATTACACGAGAGTCAGGTGCGCGGGGTGAGCATCAGCATTGAAGGCATGGGCGCCGTCCTCGCCAAGACTGAACGCGCGCAGCGTTTCTACGCAGCCGCCACCGAGCTGCACAACATCGGCAACGACGTGTTCACCAAGTCTCAGGAGGACGTCCCGATCGGTGAGACGGGCGAACTCAAAGCAAGCGGGCACGTGTCCAACATGATTCAAGGGCCGGTCGCTATCTCGGAGATCGGTTACGGCGGCGCCGCGTACTACGCCGAATATGTTCACGAGGGCACAGCGTCTATGGCTGCTGAACCGTTCTTGGCTGACGCCGTCGCCTACTTCACTCGCACTATGGGCGCGCGACTCAACGAGGCAGCGAGTAAGGACCTCGGACGGTGACGGGGATCGCGTACGCCCTCGCCACCTACTTGGACGCGAACTCGTCCACGTTGACCGCTGGCACGAACCTGTGGGTCGGTCGGATGCAGGAATCCCCCGACCTCGCTGTCGTCGTCAACGAGTACGCGGGCGACCAGCCGCAGTTCCTCATGGGGCCGACCGCGTTGGATTCACACCGGGTCGAAGTGGCTGTCCGTTCATCGCGAGACGACTACGAGACAGGACGCGCCCTGTGCGAAG